GCAACGACGCTGTTCTCAGAGCCAACCAGCAGGCCTTTATCGGCCGTATTGGTGGTGCTCTTCGTGCTGCTTTTTTGAAGTCGTACGGTGAGATCGACTGGGCGATGGTCGATGAGATCGAACATACCGCCCAGTGGCTTGCTGAACAACCACATATCAAGCGTGCCCTTAGACAGCAAGAAATTAAGGATCTGTATGACTCTGGCCGTATCGGCGAGATAGTATGGTTATTAGGTGGTAGTGTATGGTGGAAGTTGAAGCTTGCGGAAATAGCCAAACTTGGAAAGTACCCAAGGATGATTGTTGACCTGGGCGTGGGGGCATCCTTACAAGGAGCTGTCTACGCCGAGATTCTCAAGAGTCACCTGAAGGACAAGCAACTACACATTGGAGATACTGCAGTTGAATTCTGTGGTGTCCCATCACCTGAGAACGTTGGAAGGTTGTTTCGAGGAATGTTTAATAGTGTCAAGAAGCGTGAAATAATTTGCTTCTCCGATGATGCCTGCATTGTTGTACGCAAACCGGAAGGGAGAAAGTTTTACAACCTTGACATCAGTTCGTGCGACTCCTCGCACACACAAGCAATCTTCGAGCTTATGTTTAGCGTCTCGCGGGCCCCAAGCAGGGTCATACGAGCCTTGCGTAAGCAGATACTTGCCAACATACGCGTTGTGTCGGCTGACGGAAGGTATAGAGTGCTGTTGAAAGTCTTAGACTATTACCTGCAGTCTGGCATCACCATCACGACCGTGCTTAATAATTTTGCACAGTTCGTCATGGCAGCCGCCTTCGAAGAAGACGACGCTACAGAACCTAATGAAATTGTGACTGCCGCACGCAAGTGCGGGTACATCATCACGTTACAAGAGTGTGAGATAACCGAGGATTTGCAGTTCCTCAAGATGTCTCCATGTCTTAACACTGATGGTGAGTGGACTGCTTGCCTTAACTTAGGGGTGATCCTAAAGGCTAGCGGTACCAGTAAGAGCGAGCTTCCTGGACGAGGTGATCTCACCGTGCGTGCTTCACGCTTTCAGTCTGCCCTAATGAAAGGGCTTCTGTCCGGTATAGACTACCCTCCATTGGAAGTTTTGGACCCAGGAGAAGTCAGTCCATCTAAGATTGACATCACAGGTTTGAACGGTCTACTCGACATGCTCGGAGGCCGGATTGGCTCATTCAAGATGCCTTTCCACCAGAACGACTTGTATCGTAGATATCGCCTTGAAGACTGGGAGATTCAGGAGTTAGAGAGTTACATCGCTCAGTCCAATTACGGAACTAGAGCGAGCTCCTCAGCCATCTATAAGATCGTTGAGAAAGACTACTCACTAGGCCTGAAGCCCACTAATTACCACAACACCTAGTGTCAAATGGAAACCGATGTGAC